ATGTCTTTCTTTTTAGCTAATGCCGCACTTGTAATTACTCCCGGCATATCAGCCCAATTCAGATGTGTTTTTTTATTTTTATCTAAATTGCTTCCGTAGACGTTTTCACTTCTAAGACCAAATAACCCTGTAGCTATTTCCTTTAGAGTTGAGGCAAATGAATATTGTTTGATAAACGGCCACACACTATACGATGCCCATTCAGCAAATTCCATATCGCTACGAGATGTATCTAAAGTACCATAGCCCTCTTTTTCGACACCCTCTGAATCGATCATAACGGTATTAATAACCAACGAGCCATCTTCAAGAATATTAAATCCATTAATTACGCCATTCGCCCGTAATTGATATCCATGTAAGAAATTACAGCACGTAGTTTTACCAGCTTGCTTACTACCAGAAACGCCTAAAATTTTAGTTTCCATTACATAAATCTTTCTATTTGTGGCTTAAGATGTTCTTCGATTTGTTCTAAAGTCATTTCTCCAACATCCTTGGTTGGAATAATGGGTCTAAAATAATTAAATCTTCTGCTACATTTATTCATAATTTGATGATAGGCTTTTTCTCCAGCCTGATCCGAATCTGTCAATATGATTACATTTAAAGCTCCGCTACTTTCTAATAACAACAATTGATCATCAGCAATACTAGCACCAAACAAACCAACACAATTTTTGTAACCAGCTTCATGAAGTCTCCAGACATCGCCCTGACCTTCTACCAATATCACAGATCCAGTTTTCTTGATGTGATCTTTAGCAATATTCAAACCATATAAAATATTTTGTTTCTTAAAACCTGTGGGGAACAGCCACTTAGGATTTAGATCATCAGAGACCGCTCTACCTACATAACTTACATAGTTATAGTCTTCATCGTATATCGGCACCACAACTCTTTTCTGCATTGGTCCATTTTTTTTAAGAGAAAGACCAATATCAAATTCGTTTAGAATCTCAGGAGAAAATCCACGACCCATAAAGTACTCTGATGGGATTTGTAGGCTGTCTCGAATTTTATCCCGTTCTAAAGCACTCTTTTCCCTTGAAATACTCCTATTAAAAATATCAATTAATTTGGATGTTTTGTCTTTGAGAATAGAATGGTTAGCTAAATTATCTATATCAGAGTCTAAAATATGTAAACAGAAGTCTGCTGTCTCATTCATAGACACTTTTCTGTTTCTTTTTTCAGAAAGGGAGCCTCGAACAAACCCAAATAAGCTACTTGTATATTCCTCTTCACACAATGCTGTCCAGCACTTCCAATTACCTTTATTTGTATCCCCATCAGTAAATATACAACATCCTTCAGGATTATCCCCATTGTGAACAGGGCACGGAAACGCATATCTATTAGGATACTCTATATAGTCAATTTCTAAAGCCTGTAAAAGCTCTGGCAGTCTATCTAATAAATTTAAGCAGATATCAGATATCTGTTGCTGCGTCAACTTCTTCGTTGATTTCAAAGCCTTCATCCCTCGCCCTGTTACTGTTGTGGATTTCATTTCTAGTTCTACCTTCTGCGATCTTGCCAATCGAACCATACATATTCATACTAATATAATCACCAGAATCTAACATCTCGCCATGCCTCGCTACAACAGGCACCAATTTTCTATTACCATGCTCAATACCGTCATCGGCAACTTCCTCGTCCGACTTCATCTTAAAGATTGAGAAACTCGTACAGAGCCAGATTAATCTGTCAGAACCAGATACTACATCTGTAGACTCTTTAGTGATACCATCTCTATTTAACTGCACAAAGCTCAAACATGGGACATCGTACTTTACACAAAAGTTATGAAGCTTGGTAATCTGAAATCCAAGTACTTGATACTCCTGCATTGAGCTACTAATACTTTCCGATCCCATGAGCTTCAAGTAATCATAAACAAGCAGGCAGTCTTTTGTTTTTCCATTTTCGTCAAAACCCACATGCTGGTAGATCCACTTACGCATTACGGCTAAAATGTTCTCAAATGATTGACCCGCAATACTTATGTAATGATATGGGATACTTTTAAGCTTCTCACCTGCGGCTCTGACTTTTTCCTTTTCGATTTCGTTTTCACTAAACTTACCAGTAGAAATCTTATTAATATCAACACCACTGAGATTGGCGAGCATTCTATTTAGATGGTCTTCTTTAGACATTTCAGTATCCAGCATAAGGACTGGAATACCTAAGTTTTGAGCCACGTTGATTGCTACAGCGTCTCCAAACATTGACTTGCCAACTTTAGGGCGAGCCGCAATCAGGTCAACAGATTTCCGCCTAAGCCCACCACCAATAGCTAAATCATATGCGTTAAACCCTGTTGGAATACCGGCAATATCGCATGGGTTTTCCGCAAGGTATGAAATATAATCTTCAATATCATTACCAATAATCTCTGTGTTTTTATTTGAGCTTTGGTATATGTCTGCGGTCGCATCAAGTATAGGCTCTTCAACTTTAGATATCAAATCCATGATATCCTCATCACCATTTACTGAGTCAAGATCTTTTTGACAAGCTTGTAATGTTTTCTTTAGATCTCTCGCTAATTTCAGCTTAGCGATTCTGGCCGCATGAGTCGCCGCATTTTCTTTATGAATAGGAAAATTGAAAAGAGACCTAATGAAAGAGATCTCTTCTTTTGTATTTAATAAGTCATAAACACCTAAATCATTAGATGCTGACAATATAGAAGATAGTTCTACTTTTGAATTATTAGATATGGACTTATGTATACAGTTGAATAAGATTTGGTTCATTTCATCATTGAAATGATCCGCTGTAACGAAATCTATTTCTAAATAACAATCTAAACCGTATTGACATAAGGCAGACAAGACCGCTCGCTCGGCAGCTACATCTTGTAGTGTGGTTTTATTTATTTTTTTAGACATGGGTCGCAAACAAAGAAATCACGGACATGAGCAGGATTAACAGCAAAAGATTTGTTACATCTTTGACATAGTTGGTCAACTGGTTTATATTGTTTTCTATTTCTTTCCGTTGGAGCGATTTCTGGAGTAGTAATGTCTTTCGCTATAGTTCCATCATCTTGAAATAGATTTACTCTGTTTTTTATATCAGTCACAGGACTACTGGCTGTTGGCTCATTCGTCTTTTGTTTAATAGTGAATAAAAAGTCATCACGATTTTCGATAGTCATAATTATCTTCTCCTAGAGAGGTTTGTTAAGATATCCGCCATCTTTTGTATTCTTTCAGATTTTCCGTCAAGTGTTGTAACCCTCGCTTCTGCGTGATTCTTAATTCTCAAGACATCACTAGCTGTAGGATTCTCTTTAATAGCAGAGTAGTATTTCTCCTGCCACTTTGCAAACTTGCCACCATAATTCTGAATCACTGTAGATATTATATACCAAATACTAGCTTCTGCCCAATCTAAAACAATTTTTTCTTTGGCTCTGACACCCTCAACATATTCTGAATATGCATATAGCTCATAGGCATAGCAAGCACATTCTTCACTAGACAATCCTTGAATTTCTTCTGAGTTCATATTGAGGATCATTTTTATCTGTGGATTGTCATCGACCAGTGGCAGGCTTTTACAGGCCAGCCATGAGTCCATAGCTTCCAAGAATTTATTCAATTTTTCTTCGCCGCTCATCTATACCCTCTCACATTCAAAAGATATTCTATCTAACAGGAATGGTAAATTTTCCAACAGAAGTAAATCTGTGTCATACACTATTTCTCCGTGTATATTTTCAAAATCCAACATCATCTTTTGTAAATTATTAGTTTCGTATTTTTCAACCAGCAACATTGGCCATATTTTCGAAAATATTTCATTCGCATAATTTTTTTGAACTATAGGTATAACATTCAATAGAACACATTCCCACAATCGCTCTGTATCTATACCTACCCCGTTAGGGGTTATAGCAAACTTATACTGACTTAGCTCTTGTAAAAAGTCTGTAAAATCTATTTTGTCTGAAAAAGATATACCTTTACCCCACACGTTGTCCCATTCTGGAAACCTTTTAACGAATCTACAGTCTATAAAATCCTGCTCAGCAGCCCACTTCATTACATCTACTCTATACATATTTGTTATAGAAAAATTAGCATAACACATTTTGTGTTTTTGTGTATTTGGTAAAATGTTTAAATTTTTTCTATCTACATCGCGGGGAGTGCCAAGAGGTATGGGATGTATATTTCTATGAATCGCTTGAGATAAATTGTTTATAAAGATCTTATTATCTAAGCAATGAATTTTAGAGAAATCAACAGGGATAGGAACAACCGGATCGTTGTGTTGATGCTGCTGTATCGAATATGTGTGATTTTTTATCTTGTTGACTACACCAGTACATCCCGTATCTATGATTATATTTTCGCAGTTGTGCGATTCAGATAATTTTTGCTCTATATCATTACCACAAGATTCCATTTCTATAGGTGCGGCACGTTTTAATCTAAATCTATTTACATAAACATTATTACAAGGATTTTTTTTTACGTCTGGTAGATAAAATATTTCAGTCAATTTTTCTTCGCCACTCATCTATATCCTCATTATAATTAAGTTCTACTAATCTCATATTATTTAGCTCACACCATTCTCTTTTTTCTGAATCTCTGGCCTTCGCTTTGTAAAACGCCATTTTGTTCTTATAGAAAAAGGTGTTAAACTTATGGTGCTGCTCACCATGAACCTCAACAATTAAATCTCTATTAGGCACAAATAAATCAGCCCTCAAAGTACTCTTTCTGATTGTCGTCTTGCTGCCCGGTAGTGAAATTTCTTCTAAGATTCTATCATATGGAAAAATTTGTTCAAGTAATTCCTTGGCTTTATTATGTAAAGAAGATCTGTTTTCACAGGAAGCCTGACAATTAGATGGATGCCAAGAATATTCTCTACCATCTAAGCCCTTTATTTTCATAACATCTCCTTTATGTTTTGCTCAAGCATATCTACAAGCTTAGGATTTTCATACAAGAAGTTGTATAGTTTATCTTGCCCTTGAAACTTAAATGCTTTAATCAGTGCTTCGTCATCGTTTACATCTAGATCTGGTTTTAACTCCTTCGCGATATCTCTACACTCTAGCATGAAAGTACAACTGAACCAAGCTCCAGACTTATCCACCATTCCCAAATCTTGTGCCAGCATAAGGACTTCTTGGGTTTTGTCAACCCCATGACCATACCTAATCCAGCTTCGTACCTGACCTCCGGGAGCACCCATAGACGAACAAATAACCTGCCAGTTTACAGCTTGACCAATTCTTTCTTTACTAGCATTTTCCCAAGGAGAAACAGCGGGACTTTTTTCGCCACCACTACGAATCTCTAGCCTAGTATCAGCTTGATACTGGATCTTATTACCACCATCAGCCATCTTGGCTTTACCAAATCCAGCAGTGTTAGCAATATAGTGTGTGATAGCAATTACCAGACCATTTTGTCTTGGTAGTAACTGTCCCATTTTTTTGGTAAAGATTGATAGGATCTTTGGTAGACCCGCACGTCCGGGTGTAAAGTCTCCATCTAATTCTTT